GTCTCGCTTTTGCGAGCGCGCACAACGCTTCATCGTACTCGAGCACGTACTTCGGGGCGCGTCTGGCCTTCCGCGGAAAATTCGTTATAATTGAATAGAGCGGACCTCGCGATTTCGAAAAAAGCGTTGGAGGGAGAGCCGTAGGCTGCTCCCTCTTTCTTTTTCTCGCGTAAGCGAGTCGATTTTTGAAACTAATTTTTATGTGGTTGTATTTTTGTCTGTAAAACGTTCCATATATAGAACATTTTCACTATATTTGCATTGTGAATGATATAAGATATGGAATTGAAAACGAGATTCAAAGTAATAATGTCGAGTGAAGCCGATGCATTTCTTGACACTCTGCGCCAAGACGTTAAGGATAAAATTATCTATAATGTAGATAAGGTAGCCAATGGTTATATGGACAAAGATTTATTCAAGAAATTAGATGATACTGACATTTGGGAGTTTCGCACCCTGTATAAAGGTATTCAATATCGTCTGTTGGCTTTTTGGGACACCGACGCGGAAACGTTGGTCATTGCCACGCATGGATTTGTGAAGAAAACACAAAAGACCCCACGCAAAGAGATAAACAAGGCGGAAGCCGTCAGAATATTATATTTCAACTCAAAAAAATAAGTATATGGAAGCAATTAAATTTTATACCCTTGATGAAGTTAAGGATAAACATATAGGTGAGGTCGGTACACCGCACAGGGATAAGTATGAAGCTGAATTGCAATCATTTTTGATTGGGGAAGCCATAAAAAAAGCCCGTAAATCCCAAAACATGACCCAAGAGGAATTGGCACAAAAAATCGGTGTACAGCGTTCACAAGTATCCAAGATAGAAAGCGGACGTAATCTGACCCTTTCCACCATTGCGCGAGTGTTTAAGGCCATGGGTATGAAGGCGTCTTTGAGTATTTCCGGTTTAGGAAGCATAACTCTTTAAAAAAATAAAAGGCGGACAATCCCTCGCGCCGTTGTGTTTTGCGGTCCGGCAACAACTCGAATGCGAACAGCGGTCTCGCTTATGCGAACGCGAACAACGCTTCATCGAACTCGAACACGAACTACGGGGCGCGTCTGAAATTCTGTTGGTTAAATTAATCGGAGACCCTGCACAGGTACGAGATTACCACCGCCATTCTCCGAGGGATTCGAGCCTCGGCAACAGCATGATAATATATATTTATTAATGGAAAGCCGGAACATATCTTTAACCACATGTGGGGAGAGGTTGGACCACTCCCCACGAGACCGGAAGGCGGTCAGCGATATATACGATTTATTCCAACCGGCCGTAGCTGCAACTGCGGTCTGTTATCCGTTATATAATCTCATACCGGAGATTATATCCGATGAGAATTTGGAAAGGTCATTCAAGCGTGTCATGGCAAATCTGAGAAGTGCAGATACCCGAAGCGGAAATCGGCAAAGAGAGATAGCTGTAATAGATGGCATTGAATGTTCACCAAGAATGGCCCGTTATGTAAAAAACAAGCATAAGATACTTGATGCGCTGAAAGAACAGATAGGTAACGGCACATTCCATATAAAGAACCTCAAGTCGTTTACTGTGGATGACGGACCGAAAGTAAGAATTGTGCAAGCCCCGTCAGTCATAGAGCGTATTGGAAGCAATGCGATTATGGAGCCGTTGGAAAAGCATCTTTCACCCCTATTGATAGAAACAACGGCTGCATCCATACAAGGACGCGGACCGCATGGTCTGTTCCATCAGGTGCAGGATACATTGGCAGAGAACCCCAATATACACTATTATTATCAAAGCGATTATAAAGGATATTATGACAGTATTGACCATGATATATTAATCTCCACAATCAGGCGATATGTCGGAGACCCTGTCTTATTGCCTATTCTTGAAAATTTTGTCAAAGCACTATATCCCAACGGGAAGCATGGCATAAGCAAAGGACTGCGTTCCTCACAATTCTTTGGAAACCTTTACCATAATGATATTGATCACCGGATGATTGATGAATATGGTGCAAAACATTACTTCCGTTTTTGTGATGACATCTTTATTCTCGGTGAGAGTAAACGTGATTTGTGGAAATTGCGGGACAAACTACACTATGAAGCAGCTCAAATAGGGCTGACAATAAAACCAAGCGAAAAAGTGGCTCCCATATCCTCCGGTATGGATGCCCTTGGCTTTGTCAACTACGGCGACTATACATTGCTACGAAAACGGACAAAAGTAAATGCAGCCCGAAAACTTTCCAAGATTAAATCACGGAAACGGAGACAGCAAATAATCGGTTCATTCAAGGGTATGGCCTGCCATGCAGATTGCAAACATTTATTTTATATACTTACCAAGAACAACATGAAGAAATTTTCCGAAATGGGTGTTACGTACACTCCAGCAGATGGAAAAAAACGCTTTCCCGGCAAGGTTATGCGTTTGAGCGACATCGTAAATATTCCAATTGAGATACATGATTTTGAAACAGGAATAGACACCAAAGAGGGGGAAGACCGTTATCTGGTATCGTTCCGCAATCCCAGGACTCAAGAATGGGGAAAGTTCTTTACTGCATCGGTTGAGATGAAAGGTATTCTTGACCAAATCAGCGATATTGAGGACGGCTTTCCATTTGAAACAGTTCTCAAATGTGAAATGTTTGACGGAGGCAAACGAAAATACAATTTTACCTGACGGGAAAAAGATAACATACTAATCCGCTCGGTATCCGCTACTTTTGTCGTAAATCAAAATTCATGCAATGGAAAAGATTTACGGCACAAAGAAGCGGCAGGATTGTCTTGTACGTACAGGACGCTCCAAGTGGATACTGTTTTATGGCTTCGGGAAAGATGATGAGAATAGTGAGAATGGCTGGGAGTACCGGCATACATTCGACCATAAACCCACACTTTCCGAAGTCAAGGAACTTGTTGTGTCCGCTATAAACACGGCTACGGAGGAAAAGATTATAAACGGCTTTGTCTGGAACGGGAAAGCAGTATATCTTTCACCCGAAAACCAATTAAACTTTTCCGCTATAGAACGTAGTGAAAAGATTCCTTATCCGCTTATTCTAAAAATCAATGAACAGGAAGATGGTACGCCCATCTATCATACTTTCGAGAATGCAGATGATTTTATTGCGTTCTCCCAAGCAGCGTGCGCCTATGTGATAAAGACTGTTCAGGAAGGGTGGAAAGAAAAGGATGAAGTGGATTGGACGGTATTTAATTTAAAAAGTAATAACGATGAAAAAGTTGATTGAATGGCTCGGAATGAGTAACAGGTGGAAACACCTCATAGGAGGACTGATTATCGGCATTTTTGCATTTGGTTGGTTTACCGCAATGTATGCCGGAGTTTTGACAGCAGGTGCTTTGGAATATAAAGACAAGGTGCATGGCGGTAGATGGGATTGGATTGACTTTGGTCTTACAGTAGCCGGAGCAATGATAGGACAACTAATAGAAGGAACTTTAATATGGAACAACTAAGCACGATTATCCAAGTTGTCGGTTCGCTCATCACATTAGTTATATTGCCCTTGTTATTGCTTAGAAGCAAAAAGAAAAAGGCAGATGCCGAGGCTGAAAAAACCGAAGCAGATAACATCACAGCTTATGCTGCTGAATGGAAAGAATTGTACGAGAAGAAGGAAAAGCGAGTTGTCGAACTGGACGCCAAAATTGACCACCTTTACGCCGAGATAACCAAGTATCGTGACGCTATCCGCGAGCTAAGCGAAAAGAACAGCGAGCTTGCCGTTCAGAATCAAGCACTGGAATTCCGGAAATGCAATAAACATGGTTGTGCAGACCGCGTCCCACCAAGTGAATATTAACCAAATAAATAAGTATGAAGATATTGATTGATAACGGGCATGGTGAAAACACTCCCGGAAAACGTAGTCCTGACGGTTCGTTGCGTGAATATGCTTATGCACGTGAAATTGCAGATAGAATAGCACATGAACTTTCCGCAAGAGGTTATGATGCCGAACGCATTGTTCGGGAAACAGTAGATGTTCCACTATCAGAACGTGCAAGGCGTGTAAACGAAGTTTGCGGACGATACGGAACGGCCAATGTAGTTCTTGTTTCTATCCACTGCAATGCTGCCGGAAACGGTGCAGAATGGATGAACGCAAGAGGATGGAGCGCTTATACATCGAAAGGCAAGACAAAGGCTGATAAACTGGCAACTTTCTTGTATGAAGAAGCTGAAAAAAACTTTATCAGTCAAAGAATACGCAAAGATAATTCTGACGACGATCCTGACTGGGAAGAAAACTTCTATATTTTGAGTAAGACAAAATGCCCGGCTGTACTTACGGAAAACTTTTTTCAGGATAACAAGGATGATGTCCTGTACCTTTGTTCCGAAGAAGGCAAACAAGCTATTGTTAAAACCCATGTAGAGGCAATAACCAGATATATTCAGAAGTATGGTAAAATGGTTTAAAGATATTGTAGCAATATTGTTTGTGGTATTATTTTTCACATCACTGTTTTTTAATGTGCGTTTTTGCATATCGAATAAAAAGTTACCTATAAATGATACCACAAGAATAACTGTTTTCGATACCATACCCTATTACAAGCCTGTACCCAAGGATAGTACCGTTATTAAATACATCACGCAGATTCTTCCTACTGCAAAACCGGATAGTACGAAACAGACTCCGGACGTAGCAGATACGACTAAACCTCCAAATAAAGACAAAGACAGTGTTGAGGTTGAAATCCCCATTACGCAGAAGATGTATGAAACAGACACATATCGGGCTTATGTAAGTGGCTTTCATCCACAACTTGACAGCCTGATACTTTTTGCCGGGCGTGATATAATGACCGTAACAGGTAATTATCCCAAACCCAAGAAGAAAAAGTTCAGTATCAGTCTACAGGTAGGATATGGAATAACACTGAGAGAAACGCCGCAATTTTCTCCATGTCTTAGTGTAGGTTTATCGTATAATTTGTTTGATTTCTGATTATGATAGATATTATATTAACGGTCAATAAGGAAAAAGTATATGAAGAGGTAGCAAAGACCACATCGTACACCGGTGCGAAAATGGATGATGAGCTTGCCTACGATCGTATATTTACGACGGATGAGGATAAAAGCATGCTTGAACGTTTTTGGTGCGAGAGTAAGAATACCATATGCAACAGTTTAAAGAAAATGCTTCTTGACGAAACGGAAGCTGACAGTGAATACAGGCTTTCGTTGGGGCTGTCGAATTCATTCGATGAAGCTCTAAAAGAAAGTATGCAGCGTAGCTTGTTTTCATTCTTCGTGATGAATGTCACTGCAAAGTGGTACACGTTTACCAATAAGGAAGAAGCTGCCGGATATGCAACGGAAGCTGCTACCTATATGGAGGATATAATGCGTAAGGCATTTTTCAAAAGAAAGCCCATGCGCCCGACATACGAATAATCATTAATTCAAAATATTATGGCAGAAAATAAGAAAACATTAACCGTGACACAACAGGTCAAAGAACTTGTCTATGATATTCAGAACAAAGCGTATTTGACGGGACAGGCACGAGAAGCGGCCGGCAAGAGCTATCAAGTCGCATCCAATATGCAAGCAAGTGATGACGATGAAAACAGCTATCAGATACGTCGTTCGTTGGCCAATGCCTTTTCCTCTTTAAAAAGTCTGCTTGGAGAGTATCTCAATGAGGATAATACAACAAGCGATAACCTGATGGATGAAGAGATAGATAATAACGGTAAACTTTCATTGGAGTTTTTGCTTCCGTCTAACTATAACAACGCTTCGGCGGACGCACTGGGAAATGGCATACATTCATATCTTGTAGATATGGCACTTGGAGAGTGGTTTGCCATAACCAGTCCGGAAGATGCCAATGCGTATATACAACACTCCGGGGTGAGTCTTGAAAACGTGAAGCGTGCACTCTACAAACGCAGCCGTCCGGAAAGACCGACTTATGATTAATTGATGTTCAAGCCTATGGTATATTGTCAAAACAGCCAGTCTAAAACAAAAGCGGTAACACTTGTGTTTAAAAGGGAAGAACTGCTTTACGATGCGGAGAATTATTCTTTTGTAGAGGGCGACATTATGCAAGCGGAAGATGAACACGCCAGACATCAAGTATTCGACATCGGTCAGGACGGTAATGTGGACAGAGTTACGAGAATACTTAACCTCGTACATTCTGAATGCGTGGAAATGTTGTTTCCTTATACGAAAGAAGAAATTTCCGATAAGCAGGAACCCCTTGATAATGTTATGACCGTGCCGGAAGAATACCTCATAACCCTTGTTTTGCCTGTGGAATTTTCATTGTCTACCGTGAAGTTGCTGAAACATCTGATACACGAATATATGGTCTGCAAGGTCCTTGCCGACTGGATGAGCATAACAAATCCAGGCAGCCAAGCCAACTGGGAAGATAAAGCCCGAAATATCCGAATCAAGATACAGACTTCCCTTGTTTCACGAAAAGGCAAGATAAGACGAAAACTAAAACCGTTTTAAGAATAGACAAGAGCCGGGGTGCATCACGCATACCGGCTCTTTCTCCTTATAAACAATCTGATAACCTTAAAAATAACTGACCTATATGTTTCATTTATCGTAGTCTGTTGAGCATACGGGGATTGAACTGGACACTAAATCCTAACAGGCTTTCGGATTTGTCAAGTGTACAAATGAGTGCAATTCTAAATGCTTTGTACGGTGTTCCTCTGAAACCACGCATATATTTGTCTGTACTGCTCCATACAGTATGCCAATTAAACAAATCATTCGAACCGTACAGTACTTGTACTACATGTCCCGACTTAAAATATCCACGTTGAATGATGGTATCTATCGTCTTGAACACATCTGGCTCATCCATTTTGAAAGGGCGGGTAACCACTAATGCCGTTATGTTTTCAGCAGATGATGTAGAAAAATCCACAAGTCTGTTTCCGTCAGCCATTGCTAATGCTTCCGGATACGAATTGACATTGTTCACTATGTCTGACAGCATCATTCCCCAAAGCTTTGACTTCAACGAAAACACATAAGCATAGCGTACAGCCGGGTTATACACAATGATATGCTGATTGGTATAATCATATATCATCCGGCAAGCGGCAAGAAAATCAAAAAACGGAATCATAGCAATATCGTCAAGAGCCGTTCGTTCATTTTCGCTTGCTTTTCCATTATAAACTGATAGAAGTTTATCCGATCTTGGCAAATCAGAAATAGAAAACAAATCTTCCGCATTTAAACTTTCTGATATGCACTGCACAGTAGAACCACTTATCAGCATAATACCTCTATTGGTGGCAAACAGCACTGCATTATCAATTTGTGTGATACTGTTCGTATTTATACAAACCTCCCGTGTTACAGGTTGCCGTGCTGAGTATGATCCCGTATTTGATACTTCTAAGGCCCATACACCTTCTGATGTAAAAGCATAAAGTGGAAACTGACCGAACTGTCCCTCTGATAAAGCTTTTACAGCTGAAGATATACCAAGAATAGTGCCAGTACCTATTGTATTGATACCGAGAACCGGAAAGTGAAATGGATTATTGATTTCCGATGTGTATATTTTGTTCGGTAAATCAATTATTCGCTGTTCACGGGGACTTGCTGTAGGATAATCACTAAGTCCTGTCGGAGGATTTTCCCAACCGGCAAAATAAAAAGCTCCGTTAAGGAATTTGTGCTGTTCAAGTGGCACTTCATAATATTGTGGTAATCCATAATGCGTCACAATAACTGCTTTGTATGCGTTTATATTAGGGTAGAACAAAAACAGCAATGGCGGATCCAATATTGACGCTTGATAAGATTCTCCATTGACCACTATGTCCCGACCATCCTGCTTGATATAGAAGTATACAGAAACAGGCATTGTTCCATCAAAATAAGTAGGGGACATTCCATCAAAATTAGCAACATATCCGTTGGTATATGTAATCATCGCTCCTGTGTTATACAAGTTATATAATTCTTTTTGAATGTTTGCGATGTTAAGTCTTGAATTATAAACAAACGAATAATGTGGAAGCAATTTATCATGACTGTCATAATCATCTGTCATAACTTCTCGTGTTACCAATGACTGTAGATAATCTTCTTCGATTACCAGTTTTGTACGTGTAGTGGAAAGTTGTTCAATACGGAGACTTTCAAGCAGGTAGAATTGCGATGTTGAACGAATATCCTCTTTTACATCATCAATACTTCTACGAGGAATCATCAAACGTCCACTTGGATAAGTCAGTCCGTTGGGGTCAAATGTAAAGGCATATAGTTTATTGAATGTATGATGTTGATAACGAATTGGAAATTTGGAGGTAGAAGCTGCTTGATTTATATGTTTGCATACACAATAAGAATTATAGTTTTCCGATTGTGCAAATCTTGTACATTTTCCGTTTTGGTCATAAGTATAAATAGGTTTTGAAACAAACACATCAACAGATCGAACTATATCTTTCCAATTTTTAAGCATATCAAGGCGAGACTGAAGAACAACGGCACAATCAAGGTCGTGTATCATTCCACATATTCGAAGTTGCGCATCTGTATACTTTCCCTTTCCCGTCAGGTGTGTCCAAAAAACTTGCGGTGCAAGGTCTGATGAAGCAATCATCAGAATCGGAGCCGAGTGCATTGTCAATGTTCCATCGTATAGCCGATAGGCGTATCTTACAAAGAAAGGAAAAATGAATTTGCCCTTATTTGTAGACCTTTCAGCAATAAATTTATTGATATGGGCAAGTACTTGGTCTGTAATTCGCGTTTTATTGTTATCAGAGAATTCATTCCAAATGCTGCCTTCACTAATAGCATCAAATGATATTGAAAATTCATCTGTCCGAACCATTTCACCCTGCAACCCAAATGAAAGTGGGCATTCAGGTATTTTTGTACCAAGATATAAATATCCGTCATTATTTCCTTTCCATAGAAAATAATGCATACCGTCAGTTGACAAGATGAGAAGCGTATTGCCAATAGCTGTTACCTGATATACCTCGTTAAATGAACGAAGAAAAACAGGCTGATGTGCGTCAGAACCATTCCACCAACTGATAGAATTGTTGTTAAAGATGATATAGTGCTTGAAGTTAGCCGATTTATGAATATACATAACCGAATCACCACCTTTGAATTGTAATACTTCGGATGGCGGCAATATGGGTTTAAGTGCACCGTTTTCGGGAATAACACCTATCGATGTTGCCAAGTCCCCATCGGCGCACTCATAGTCCGATGGGTTGGCAGAATACCCGTTGTATTTTATTTCTTTAATCATATCTTTCTTACAAAAGGAGTTTGGTAATGATTGGTAGCAATGTGCCATGATATTGGCTTTCCTTAGGCTCTCCAACGCATAATCTCGCCTTGTCTGTTACACCCGACACATCAAGTATGGCGGAGCACAGCCTTTTAGATGAGGCTCTGAAATGTTTCCCTTGCCTATTGGATGGAAACACACATGCTTCATGCCGACCGCCGGTTGGTGAGCGGTATCTGACATAAAGATATAATTCTCCGTTCTCACTCATAATATCCAGGACATCACCTCGCGAGAGATGAAGTTGCTTGGCTATATGAGATGTAATGTCTATTCTTCCCGAAGAATAGAATACTATATCAGCCTTTCTTGTATTTCCTAATATACTTTCCATTGGGCTTTTCAATTTGATAATAGATGAGACCTTTGCTTGTATGATGTATAGACACAGACAGTTTGACTATACTATCACCGGGTAACCCATGCTCATAAAGCATAAGACCGACCGACGGGCACAGACTTTCAAAGCCTATGCACTTATACTTGTCATTATATTGAATATCGCATAGTTGAGTCGGTTGTCCGATATTTGGATTGACGGTGAAGCCGAAAGAATCTTGTCCGGCAATTCTGAAAACAAACACTTGGGCTGCATCGCCCTTTTTCGCCTTACCTTTGATATGGAGAAACAAGCGTTTGGATAGCGTGATTGAATTGTCGTTACCATCGGCAATCACATAGTAGTTACGTGACTGCCACCATGTTTTTAGTTTTTTGATAATCATAATACGAAAATAGAATGATTCACAGATTATTATGGTTTAACTTTTTACAGACGAATCGAAATATATCCGGCGTGAACGGAAAGAAACTGTTTCGACAAACCGGAATGACAGAGTTGTTTCGATTTCCAGTCGATGCCGGTTGGCGGCTTCTTTTGTTGCAAAAATGTAAGAACAGATTTCTTGCTTTGTTGTTCCTTTTGTTGCTACAATGTTGGCATAATATTTGCGCCCGAAAAGGAATGCCATGATTTCTTTTAATACAGTTGAGTTCATATTGTATGATTTAATCAGTGAATAAATTTGTCTGTCGGGGTTCTTTGGAAACGGAAGAAACTCCGGTAATACTATTTACACGTTCAATTTCTCCGTCAATTTCCGTTTCAAGTGCCTTGCATTTCCGCAAGTTTTGTTGGGTGCGACACTTGAAATAGTCTTTCTGTGCTTTGCGCATCAGAACTACCTTGGTAAAGAATGTTTTTGCATCCATATGATAAATACATTAAAATTCTTTATGGGTTGCTAATTGATAATCTTTCTTTTCTTCTTCTGATAGTTCGTTGTAGCAGCTTTCGCAAACAACAGGGTAACCGTGTTCTTCTTCAAAGTACACACCACAAAGTTGGCAACACCAACCGTCTATAATATCTTCTGCAATGCTCATGATTATTTCATTAATTCAAATTCATACGCCCAAACATAGGGATTGCTTTCCCAAGTGCCTTTACCGGAGACTTTATCTATGAGGGCGGCAAAGGCTTCACGTGGAGTATCAAATCCATTGTCTTTGTTTCCCTCAAATTCATAAAATATAGATGGCGGAAACTCATCATCACCCGAATCTTCATATATCCCTTCTTTCAAGCAATCTTCATCGCTAATGTCCTGTAAGCGTTCAACCTTACGATCTGTAAATTCAATATGGCGGGGCATTAGGTCGGCTTTCACAAACATTTTATTAGTCCAACCGGGATGTAATTTCAGTTCAGGCAATATAGAATCCAAGTATTCTAAGTAAGCTGCATTTTTCCCTTTTCTATGAAATCGGTCAACATCCATATAACTTTGCGCAATGGCAACAACTTCTCCAAGTTCATATTTCGGCAATATCTCGCCCATATCAAACTCTCTTTCATCAGCATCATACATACAAGGCCAATCAACAATCTTTTTGTCAGAATGGCGTCTGTGTATATTGAATCCTGCGACCCATTCTCCCCTAAAAGTTCTTGGACATTTGATTATTCTTCTCGTCATAGTCTTCCGACCATCCAATACAGCCTGGGTTAGACTGTATTTATCATTGAACATTATCTTCTTCATTGCTGTTTCTCCTATACTTTAAAAGACAATTTCTCAAGTTTCTCAATCTGCTTACGAAGGGAAGCGATTTCCCTAATCCTCATTTCTTCCGCCTTTTTCAACGCTTCGGATTTATCGGTGAATGCGTTTTCCCCTATACAGAAGTAAGAACATAAACCATCCATTACATATTCTCCATCTTCAAATCTACTTCTAATAATATCTGCTTCTATCTCTTTAATACCTTTTGTTAAGGCATACTTTGTTATAAATACTTTTGCCATAGTTATATAAGTTTTAATATTTCTCAAAATTTGGGATTTGTAAATAGAACGAGTTTCGAGACATGGGAAGCCAACACTTTTGCTCCTCATTGCACGTATTCCAATTATCTTCTCCAAATTCATCATTTAATGCTTCCACTATCTTATAGGCTACATCTTTTACAAAATGAGTATTAAACATCTTCTTGTCTTTAATAACGATTGTAGGTGTATAGAGTGAAATTTTATACTCCCCACCGTTTTCTATCGACCAGCTACCTTGTGCTACTGTAATGTGAGGATTGGTTTCATTCTTATACTCTTGTACTATACTTAGATAGCCATTAAAATAGTTGGCTATTAGCTCCGACTTATATACTTTTAGTCCCGTTGCTTTTTCTAAAAGTTTTCTAAGCCTATAAGCATCATTTACAACAGGGTCCATTCTCATATAAGTTTTAATGCTTCCTGTAATCCTGCTTCAAGTGCTTCTTCGTAGGCATCCCAATTCCCACCATCGTTAGGTCCTTCAGGAAAACAAAAGACTACCGTTCCCATATCTGCTTTAGATATATCGTATGTGTAACCAGAAGCACTATTATATATAGTGATATGCAGGTTCTTGGTTTCACGCAGCCACTTTTGGGCGATATACAATGTTGGACACAAAAATTCAACTGATTCGTTATCTATTTCCGTACAACACGACATACTTTGCGGAAGGTCATATTTTGTAATAACCTTATTGCGGTCTATTAGGTGTTCACACTTCCAATTGAAACCTTTCTCTTTCAGCAGCTTCGCAGTCTCTAATGTCACAAGTTCTTCGGTCATGGCTATTGTCTTTTCAAATTAATAATCTTCGTTTCGTAGTTGCCAAGTCCCTCTATGCTGGTGCAAATGACTGCTATACTATCATTGAGATAAGTTATGCTTCCCTCTCTTGTACGGTGTTCTATAGGGTATTCTCCAGGGTTATTGCACCCGAATAGGGCAACTGTTGCCAAAATGATAATTATTTTCTTCATACTTTAAAGTGTTCAATCAGTTCGTTTACGGTAGCCTTGTGATAATATGATAAGTTAAAATCATTAGGCATCCCATAGAAATCCATTCCAGGTAAACCGCCGTCAGAGCCATCCCGGTATATACCCCAATCGCCCTTGCCATTAGTAAATAGTTGATCATCATCTGTATCATCTCTTAATGCAGCGATAGCTAAGAAAAGCTCTTCGTTGGTTCCGCAATTAATACTTCCATGTTTTTCAAAGGATGCCCATTCCTTATCACATGGTTCTCTTGAGAGAGTAAAAAGAACCTTCCATTGTGACACATAATAAAATCATACTTGTTATCATCATCATCTGTATAATATTTAGGCTTACCATGTGAATACCTCAATTCTTCCAACTTCTTCCGAAGCTCCGGTGTATTCTTTCTTATGAAACACGGTGTTGTAAATCCCATAGTTATTCCTCCTTTTTTAATTCTTCCAATACTTTCTTCGCTATTTCATAGTGAGATAAATCCCAATCAGAACAAATGTCATTCGCTTCATTATCGTAGTGATTGGTATAAACGTATTCATTCAGGTTTTCACGAAAGGTATCCCCATCCAACCCGCTATCATCACAATCATCGTACATTCTCAATTCATGAGCCGCTTCCTTACATTCTTGATGTGTAATGAAGTCGTACACAACTCCATCATATACATTTGTCTGACGGACATACTTTTGCCCTATCTGTATCTTGCAGCAGCAAAATTCACAATTGTATTCTTTCTTGGCTGTTGGGTAAGTTTGCTTTAGTGTTGTTGGCATGGCTATTTCTCCTTTTCTATCTTTACTCCATTACGATAAATACTCCCAGTGTTTTCGGGCGTCTCACGAGAAGGTATAACAGTCACTTTGCCACGATTGACAAACTTGTCACAATCTATTATAGCACATAACGCATCATTACCATGTATTTCGTGGCAAATTGCTATCAATGAGCATCCGTCACAATGGGCATTTCTCATAACTATACCCTCATGTAGCACTCCGTCAATGATTACTCCTTTCTTTACTTCCATAACTACAATACTAAAGTTATATCTACCTTTACCCTGTATTCAGGTTCAACTATTACTTCTGATTCAACTTTTTCCCGGTGTGTATATACCATGCTGGTTTTTAGCCCTGTTTCAGTTTCAAGCCTTTCTAAAATGTGAGCTATCTCTTTTTCAGCTATTTCTTTCTTAATTTTCGCTTCTTCTATATCCATAGTTATTCTCCTTTCAGTTCATTAATTAAAGCATCGGCATAAGCAACCGCAAATCGAGCAACTGCTTTAGGTACTTCATCTTTATATGTCGCCTCGGAACAAGCATAACCAACTTCTTCTTCATCGCTTAGTATTCCTTGCATTGCAGCTTTCGCCAGTTCGTAACGCCTCTGTTCCCAGTCAATGTTACTTTCTAATTGAATTATTTCTATGTTTTGATATGGAATTGTACATACATTCCCTTTTAGGAGAATACTTAATTTAGTCTTTCCCACATCGTCCCAACATAAGACATCTCCAATTTCTCCGGTTTGTTTTATTCTTGCTTTCATTACTCCCCCTCCTTTTTAACATATCTGTTTTCAATACACCAGAACAACATTTCGTAGGCGGCTTCGATAAAGCTATCATATGATATTGTAGTAGCATAACTTCCGTCACCTTCGTTGTTCAGATAATCTACTACCCACGACAGGTCATAATAATATAGATTAAGATAATACGCTCCTTCATCCGGATTAGGTTGGATGCTACGTGGAAGCAGCTCGATAATGTCCTGCAAGGTGAAGGCTGGAATGATTTCCCAAAATGCAGAATCTCGTTTTTGATTAATTACATCTTCATAAATTTCAAGTTCCCATTTTGCATTTTTATATCCAGTGGGATAGCACCAGCACATTCCTGCACTACTTATGTCTATATCTAACCTTTTAAGGCTTAGCATCTGTTCTACACTTAATACTTGATTTCTCATTCCGTTTCTCCTTTCTCTTTTATTCGTTGTAATACATCTTTGTCGGTTTCGAAGACTTGGTCGAAGGTGGGTGGTTTCAAGTCATCCACGTATGCCCACCGCAATATTCTATCGTAGTGGCACATTTCTTTCCATTCAAACCCGCAATGTTTATCAAGGCGCACACGGATTTCTCCGTTCGGGTCTTTATATTCTACCAAGCACAATTTTCCTTGTACGGGTTTTTCCGTGGTATCGTGCCACGGCGACTGCTTTGCCTGCCATTCTGCACCAGCGATAAAAGATTCATAACTCTGCTTATGCATTCCATTGGCAAATCCGACTAACGTGCCTTCGCCGTCACATGTTTCAAATTTACTTTGATGCTCTAATGCTGCATTAATTAGTTCTTCTCTATTCATAATCATTATCTATCAAATTTCACAATTGGCATCCAATAGGTAATATCTTCACCTTTGAGACAAGACCATTGCCATCCTTTCTTATTATCTATGTAGATACGTTTTCCTTTCTGTACAATTCCATTTTTATAAAGTACTAATACATCTTTGGTATGTGCTAAAATGGTTCTCTCATTCACTTCAATTCCATCTTCAGGCATTTTATCGTTTACGTTTATCCATACCATTTGCTTGGCTTTCCATTCAGCACCGTTTTCAAACCCAAGAGCAATCATTTCCTTAATATCGGAAATACCACTCGGAACTCCTCTTCTTCCGAATGAATCAATTACCGATTTTGCAAATTCTTTTGCCGCTTCTTCTACTGTCTGTTTCATGCTTTAGTTCTCCATATTAGGCGTTATATCCTCAAAGTAAGCCCACCGGACTACATTGCTAAAATTCTCATACCAAATAGTATTATCTTTTTTATGATAATATCCACACCCGCAGCTTCCGTCAGAAAGGGTAAACACACAGAATTTATTATCATCAGGAATATTTGTATTATCATGCCAAATGCTATTGATGCGCCATTCAGCACCAGCTATATAAGCCCGTTCTGTAACATCAAGTACTGCATCGCGGGCGCCAGCATCATAATTATCTTTTTCAAAGTTTATCTCAAAATCGCTTGCTTCCAATATCTTTTGGAGATAGTCGTTAGCAGCTTCTTCTACTGCTTGTTTCATATTATTCTCAATTAAATTATTACCATAACATCACGCTTTCTTGCGAATATAGAATCCGTTATATAGTACGTGATAGTTTTCTCTTCGGAATCTCTCAACAACTCATGTTTAAGAATCTTATAATAGGAGTTGGTATGCTCTGTATAGACCATGATTTCTCTTACTCGTTTCAAATCGTCTAAAAAAGATTGAGGGTTATGCTTCTTTATTTTCCTTATATTCATAATTGACCGTTATCTTTTACAATTCTACCATCGTCCAACAACGCATATATTTTACCATTATATGCCAGAGCTAAACACCATTGGCGGGCATACTTCAAATACTGATGCAGCTTATACCGATGCTGGTATTTCTGCATCTTTTTTCTTATTCTTCTCTTCATGGCTAATTAGTTATATTCTAATTGTTATAAAAATATTCACTACACTTAAATCCTTTTCTTGGCGAAAAATCCTTGAAGTCGCACGTCATAAAAAGTTCCTTTCTATCAGACCAATGTGCCATATCCTTTTGCCATTGCGGAGGATTGAATGTAATTTTATTAGGGTCACGATATGGTTGGCAATGTAGAATAATCTTTTTGTCGCCTTTCACTTTCCAATGGTTTACACGTTTGAAACTTTCTTCAAAGTCAATCAATATGCAGTAAAGAAAAAACTCCACGTTGCATCCGTACTTCCGTATCAACTCAATGGCTCTTTCGCATTCAGTCACTTGTTTTGGCGTGTCGCAACCAAAGCGGATGCGCTTTATCCATTTGAGCCTTGCAAGTAAATTAGCTATGCCGTCCGTTACCAATCGTGCATCCAATCCTTGATTGAAGTCCACTTTGAGCAATGGAAGTTTCTTTCGTTTCCTTTCCTCATTCAGACGAATAATCTTCTCTATTTGTTCAAGCCCATAATCGGATGCAAGAACATTGTTATCCATGAGGATGATATTCCTTCTACCGTCAATGGCTATCTCTTCAATATCCATGTATGATGCAATATTTCCTTCTTTCTTGGGAACCACACACCACTTGCAGCGATTAGGGCATCCACGGGTAAGGAAACCGTATGCCGTCTTAGAATCTATCTGCGGATAAAGTGA